TACCCTTCATCATAGTCGACAAACTCTTCGCATTTTCACCTTGCAACTTCATTAAAGCCACTAACTGTCCAACTTGACTAGCCTTATCCTCATCCATACCCTCATTCTTAATCTTATTAACCCATTCGTTAATCGTCTCTTGATTTTCAAGTATTTGTCTAATCTGATTTAATCTATATTCTTCTTCAAAACTTGCACTCTGTTCTAAAAACTTCTTACTTTCTTCTGCATAATAATCTAAATCATCTTGCTCTAAATCCTTATTCTTTAAATTTGTAACTATATCTGAAATGGTTTCAAATGTAACATCCATTTGTTTCACACCATTTAGTATCTTGTGAATGTATGTTGTACTATTTCCCATTGCATATAATCTCAATATCTGTTTCTTAGTATATTCATCTGTTACAAATAATGTTAAGTTTCTTTGTAATTGTTCATTTCTGTCAACCTCAACCTTAACTTTTAAATTTAAATCCTTAATTAACTTTTCATATTCAGCTATCTGTTGCTTTATAAAGTCTTCATTATTCTTAGCGTCACTCTGTAACTCTTGAACCTTAGCTACCAACACTTTTTTATCATAATCATTTGTAGGTTAATGATTTATACAGAACGGATACCTTTTCGCCAACCTTACTCAATCCGTTTTTTGGTCACTTTGATCCGCACTTTTACGCATTGACACCCAAACTTTAGAAAATAAATAAAAATAACATTAAAAATTGTTTGGTTGGGAAATTTCTTTCCCCTTCCTTTGCCAGCATGAATTCCGAAGAAAAAATAATCTATGTCAGAGAGGTGCTCAGACTAAAGGGAATAAAGAAAAGCTGGGTAGCAGAACAACTAGGTGTTTCAAAAGGAACGCTATCTAATCATTTGTCAAAGAAGCCCGGAAAGGACCGTCTTGGTAAAGAAAAAGAACAAAAACTCGATGAAATTATTGCCAGGCTGGGAGCCAACGGATAAAACTATGCAGGTAACCTTATTTTCAAAATATCAGGATACGACGACCCCTTGGTGCAAGGACGTTACCTATGCGTTGGAGAGGATTAGAAACGGCCAATCCAAAGAAACGGTCGAGAAAATCCGGGCAGAAAAGGACGAAGAAAAGCAACGTGCACTGAAACTACTTCTTCCGTGTGTTTTGTTTTCGGGAACATTCACCAAGCGGGAAGCAAAGGGGTTGGTGCAGCACTCTGGACTTATTTGCCTCGATCTGGACAAATTCCCGGACAAAGAAACCCTTAATCAGTGGTTGGATACCGTTATTGGTAGTGAATATTGCTTCGCTGCATGGATCAGCCCCAGCGAAAAGGGGATTAAAATGCTGGTAAAAATTCCGGCAGAGCCTCGCAACCATAAGGCATACTTTCTTGCACTAAAGGATCATTTAAAATGTCCTTATTTTGATAAAAACGTGCATGACGTGGTTCGGATATGCTTTGAAAGCTACGACCCGAACATTTACGTCAATCAGGAGTCAAAGGTCTGGACCGAAAAAATAGAAGATAATAAAAAGCAAATTGAGTCGGATTCACCCTACAAAGCCGTATTCCCGCTCAGAGATGAAAACCGGACAATAAACATTCTGCTGGGGTGGTGGACCGGGAAATATGGGCTTCCGGACGGAGAGAAAAACAACAACTTCTTCAAACTGGCGGCCGCATTCAATGATTATGGGGTTCCGCAATCGGAAGCCATTTCTCAATGTATTGACATCGGAGATTTTGGCAAAGCAGATGAAATAACCAAAGTAGTAAAATCTGCGTATAAAGCCACCGATAAACACGGGATTAAAGAGTTTGAGGATCGCCCGGCAAAAATGCGCATGAGTCGCATGGTGCAGGTGGAAAAACCCAAAGAGGAGATTGTCCGGGAGTTTCCGAATCATTCAGAGGCAGAGATCACCGCTGCGCTTACCGAAATTGAAGAAAGTAAAGAAATTACTGAGTTCTGGGAAATCAACAAGAAGCAAAAGGTAGTTCTGGTAAATCACCGCTTTAAGCAGTTTTTGGAGCAAAACAACTTCCATAAGCTATACCCCGAAGACGGCAAAAACTTCATTTTCGTTCGGGTGGTGGATAATTTCATCGAGGATACCAGCAATGATCTGATTAAAGATTTCGTACTGGACTACCTATACACAGGTCCATTCGGACTAAAGCCATACGATTTTATGAGCGGAAAGACAGCAGCCTTTAAGGAAGATTTTCTTGGGCTGATTCATACCGCAACTGTTAATTTTAAAGAAGACACTCCAGATACCGGCTATCTGTATTTTCAGAATTGTGCGCTGTCCGTGACGGCCGGAGAAGTGGAAAAAATTCCGTACGCTTCGCTCGGGGGCTATGTATGGCGCAAACAGGTAACGGAGCGGGATTACGTTGCCGCAGATCCGGCTGGGTGTATGTTTGAACGGTTTATGAAGCTGGTGGCAGCCAACGAAGAGGAGCAATACGACTCACTTCGGTCGGTTTTGGGGTACTTAATGCACAGTCATAAAAGCTCGAAGAACAACATGGCGATTATCCTGAACGACGAAGTTATCAGCGACAATCCGAACGGGGGTTCCGGCAAAGGGATTCTATGTACGGCAGTAGGGCAAATGAAACGAGTAGCAACAATTGATGGAAAATCATTTGACCACACCAAGGCATTTGCATATCAGACGGTTCAGGCAGGGACTCAGGTGTTGGTATTTGATGACGTAAAGAGAAACTTCAATTTTGAGAGCCTGTTTTCGCTCGTTACAGAAGGGATTACCCTGGAGAAGAAAAATAAGGACGCAGTTAAACTCCCGGTGAAAAAATCACCAAAGGTGGTTATCACCACAAATTATACCATTGGGGGTGTTGGCGGCAGTTTTGAGCGAAGGAAGTTTGAGGTAGAACTATCCAGTTATTTTGGAAGCCATCACACCCCATTTGATGAATTTGGCAAGATGCTGTTTGACGACTGGGATATAGAGGAGTGGAGTCGGTTTGATAATTTTATGATTGGGTGTCTTCAGCTGTATTTAAAAAAGGGATTGATTTCTTGTGCATTTAAGAGCCTGGAAACAAAGAAGTTCCAGAAAGAAACCTCGATGGATTTTGATGAGTGGCTGCAAGAGGTGCCATTGCCGGTAGGGGTTCGGTTTAACCCGACAGAATATTTCGACAAGTTCGTAGGCGAATACACAGACCATAAGAAATACCTGAGTCAAAAGCGGTTCAGCCAATGGATTGACAGTTTCGCAAAAATGAAAGGCGGCACTACCGACCGTGGAAGCAGTAACGGAAACCGATGGACTCTGATTAAAATTCCGCCGAAGCCCGAGGGCTACATTAATGGGAATGGACAGATAGCGTTAACCCCGACGTTGGTTGCGGATGAAAACGAAGTTCCTTTTTGATATGAAAAAAATCACAGCCATACCTACGGTATACAAAAACCGAACTTTCAGAAGTCGCCTTGAGGTTCGGTGGGCCGTATACTTTGACGCCATGGGCATAAAATGGGATTATGAGCCAGAGGGATTCCGGTTGTCAGACGGCTCTTATTATCTACCCGATTTCTGGCTTCCCGAATCCGGGTGGTATGCCGAGGTCAAGCCTATGGGGTTTCAGTCAGATCCAAGACATACCCTTTTTGGGGACGATCAACGGCTTATGGTTTTGGTTGGTCCCCCGACAGAGGCCGAGTACATAGTCGTTTCTGGACGGGATACAATCCGAAAGAAGCATAAAGGCGGAGAACAGCGTGAGTATGCTCTTAAAATAATGGAGACTACTAATTTTGAGCACCCACAACAGCCAATCGCTTTTTCTGAATACCAAAAGAGCGAAAGCGTCATTGTGGAGAAGGTATTTCCATTTGTTGAGCGGTTTGAGTCTGGCGAAGACGTCTCAATATCGCATATAGGTTCCATTTCATTTATAGGCTGGTCGTCTGAGAAGTGCCCAATCACAAAAAGGCAGGCAGCCTTTAGTCGAAAAAAAGACCATTCAATCCTTTGCTTTAGCTGTTGTAAAATTCATAAAAGTCAAATAGATGTCACAATTCAGTCTCCGCTCTTACCAATCCGACCTCGCAACCAAGGGCTGTGAAATCCTTCGCACCCTTGGCCTTGTTTATTTTGCTATGCAGGTCCGCACAGGGAAAAGCCATACATCCATGGAATGCGCCCGGCTATTTGGGGCCAAAAGAGTGCTGTTCGTAACCAAAAAGAAAGCCATATCCAGTATTCAATCGGATTACAAAACCGGACAATACCCTTTTGAGATCGAGGTAATAAACAGCGAATCAATTCACAAGGCATCAATGGTTAGCCCGGATTTAGTTATTCTGGACGAAGCCCACCAGTTTGGAGCATTGGGCAAACCAACCAACCGGACTAAGGAAATGAAGGCACGCTACGGGAATCTACCGATTATCTATCTTTCCGGCACACCAACCCCGGAGAATGGTTCTCAAATCTACAACCAACTCAATATCAGCTCAAAAAGTCCGTTCCGGCAATACACCAGTTTTTTCAAGTGGGCCCAGGAATTTGTGAATGTGTATCAGCGAAACATGGGATATGCGGTGGTGAATATGTACGATAGAGCAAGGCAGGACAAAATAGACCCCTTTGTTAAACCATATATGCTGACCTTTACACAGGAAGAAGCGGGATTTGAAAGTGAGGTAGTTGAACATATCTTAGAGGTTGAAATGTTGCCAAAGACCTACGCTTTGATCGAAACATTGAAATCAGACCTGTTTATCGAGGGCCGTGGCGGAGTAACAATTACAGCCGACAGTGCCGTAAAGTTGATGAGTAAAATTCACCAACTGGGAAGTGGAACAGTTAAGGCCGACGACGAAAAAGGCTATACGATTGACAAAACAAAGGCCGAATTTATCAAACAGCGGTTTGATGGCATCAAGATTGGCGTGTTCTATAAGTTCAAAGAGGAGTGGGAAATGCTCAAAACAGTATTTGGCGACAAGGTTTGTAATACACTGGATGAGTTCAATGGCTCAGACAAAATCATAGCACTACAAATTCAGGCGGGGCGGGAAGGGATAAGCCTGAAAGAAGCCAAGTATCTGGTTTACCTAAACATAGACTTTTCCGCTACTTCATACTGGCAAAGCAGGGCACGAACACAAACAATGGACCGGCTTAATACCGAAGTCTTTTGGATATTTTCGGCCCGCACATCCGACAAGCAGATTTACAAGAAGGTGATGGGAAAGAAAAATTACACTTCAAGGCACTTTTTGAAAGAGGCCGGAGTTGACCCATCCAGATTTAAGAAAACGGAACCAGAACCAGTAGAATAACATGGCAAGCGCATACCAGACAAGGCTAATCAAGCAGTACAAATCCGAAGGATATTTGACGTTAAAAGCAATTCGCTTGAACGAGAACGGATTTCCAGACTTATGGCTACTAAAAGATGGCGTCCTGATAATCCGGGAAGTAAAAGAGGGCGCTGACGATGTTTCGCCCCTCCAGCGAAGGAGAATCGACCAACTAATAGCACAAGGCTTTGACGCCGCCTGCATTCACGAAACCCGTGGACAAATCTACCCCCTACCAAAATGACAACAACCGAAATTGATCCTCAAAAAAAATTAGACGTTTACCGATGGAACATCTGGTTGTTCTCATGTCAGTACCCAAAATCGGTTTGGAATACGCCGGAAGAAGCTCAGTTTGTGAGAGCCAGGGAACTGACGGGTAAGAATGTAGAAACGACCGACTGGAGCCGTATAATGCCATTGTTGAAGGCAGATTGTCCAAAAGTTCTGGAGATGGCCGTCACCGCCTCCAAAACAATGCTAGGGATTGAAGAATAAACCACCATTCCCGGAGACAGGGGCCAATCTGAATGAGAGAGAGATGAGTACAGAAAAAGAATTTGTAGAAGAAAATCTGGGCACACCCCGCACACCACTTGGTCGCCAACTTATCATTCCGGCCGACACCCCAATCTGGGAAGAGGCAAAAGACTTCACCGCCAAGCACCACGGCCCATTGATTCACATTTCCTTTGGAATTGGGAAGGACCATTGCGGGAGTATCTATATGGATGATTTGGCCTATAAGGCATTTATTACTGGAGAAGTAGTTCATTGCACTCCGGAAGAAACGGATGCGTTTGAAAAGACCTTGGTTTAGTAAGTTTCAATAGGGTTAAAGGATAAAGCCGGGCTCCGTTGGGGTTCGGTTTTTTTATTGGATGATAAGATAATTTACTCCACTTTTGTCCCATGAAAGACAGCGGTTCTATAAAAATAAACCCCAAGCTACTAGATGCGGTCCGGGAAAATAAAGAAAAGACCAGAGTTCCAATTTTGGCCTTCATAGAGTTGGCTATTCAGGAAAAGATTGACCGTGAAAAATCTCCAAAATAAATCCATGAGAAATACAACGTACCTAATTGAATCCCTGAAATACATAGATTTCTTAAACGCCAACACCGACTGGGAACCTATGATGAAAAACTTTTCCAGAGAGTTTGCCAAGATTAAAGCTATGAAAATAGAACATCCAAACCAATCACGTATCGAGTGGCTGGAGTTTTTAAGATCAAAAATAGACTGGGGCCGGATGCAAAGGCATTTCACGAAGGAGTTTTCTAAACCAGAGATGGAAAACATGGACGTTTCACTACCGCCCCTCACCGAACTTCTCCGACTTTCCAACAAACCGGTCTGGCCGTACGGATTGAAGCCAATCCCCGGTTGATGGCCGTTCTTTTGGTTATATCAAACATATACCCCTTATTTGCCAATAAAAACAACAATATGGTTAAATACGAAGAATTGAAAGCCCTTGTTCTTGGTTTAGAACTTGATTCAAAGAAGGTTGATGCTGGCAATCAGGCGGCTGCCAAGCGAATGCGAAAAGGTATGCTTGCGGCGGCTAAGTTGACAAAGGAAGTAAGGCTGGCGACCAAGAAGGAGTAATGCAAACAAGCGATTCCTTTTATTCACGATTTGCGACACATCCTGATTTGGCCATGTTTTGCTCATATTTTGAGCTGTTGTATGATTCATACGACAGGAGCTGGACCGACAGGATGTTGTTGCAGGCTCGTGTTGATGCTTTAATCCGGGCAGGGTTTACGTTCAACAGGGAGAATGAAATAGCCAAACAGGGCGACCCTGTAATAGACCTGAACCGGCTTGATGACAGCCAGAGAGCCCTTCTTTTCGAGAAACTGTTTACCGAAGAAAACCTAAACCTTATGGTTTGGTGGATATATATGCACCTTGGAACTCAGTGGTTAAAGTATATCCGTGGTATAGACTTGTTCCTGAACTCAATGCGAATGGTGGGGGAGGTATCCAAGCAGTCCGTTGGGTCGCCAACAGAGGACGAAGAAGACCCACAGCTCAAGAAGATTAAAATATATCTGGAAGCATCCAGGGTGGAGCAATCTCTTTCGGAACAAAAGAGAGCGTTGTTTATGGGTACGGATACGGAGCGGGATCTATTGGATGTAGTGTTAGTAAACCGGGAAATTTCTACCGATGTGGAAATGACCCAAAGGATAAAAGAGTTGAAGAAAAAATGACATTAACACAGGGCATATCCATTCACAAAAAAGCCAATGTGCGAAAGGAGTACATTTTGGGCAACGGCACACGCCTTGTGGCGGCCACGTCGTATGAAAGACAGTCAGAGGGGCATAGAATACAGACAGAAGTTTGTATCGGCACAGTATCGGGTATAGGGCCGGAAGTCAAGGGGTTGGAAGTTGGAGAAGTTGTTTTGCTCATATATGCCAGCCTTGAAATGGAGTTGCCCGACGGAACCTATTGGTATTCAGCCAATTCCATATTGGGGACAATAAAAAACGGGGTAATCAAAGGATACGGGCCTAAGATATGTGGATATACGTTGTCCAACCAACAAGCAATTTCGTTGGGGATAATGGAGCCACCAAAGATAACGATGCCCGATACGTGGAATGAGGCAAGGTTCACCCATAAGAACCAAACCCATTTATTTAAGACGTATGGAGACAACACGGTTCATTGGGCAAAAAGAGGATTGGTAGGTCAACAGGTGGTGGACTGGGAGGAATATGGGATTGAGGGGCTACCCCGCACCGTTTACTTTGTTGACAAGGAAGACGTGGTGCATGAATTTGAATCTCCGGTTGAATTGAATCAGGAAGATGCAAACAAGTATAACAGCCTAACGCTGAGGTCGAATGTATCCTAAAGAGAAAATGGTGTATCTGAATGGTCTTGTTCAATACGGGGCCATTGGTCCGGTGAGGGCATTGAGTGTTGATACAATGAGAGGCTTCATGCGGGCTCCATTTTTTCAGACAGACCACAGCCACACCCGTCCCGATTGTGATAAAATACTGATGTGCAACGATCAGATATTTTTCAGAGACATTGAGGGCGACCCATTTGAACCATTTCGATACAATTGCAGCTACCAGGACGTGCCGGAAGGAGTTGAAAACAAGGCATGGACGGGAGATAGGGGAGGGCTAATAGCCATACAGCTACACCGTCAGATTTATATAAAAGGGGTTGAGATTACCGGGTACAAGACCATTGGCGATCAAAAAGCCACTAAGCAGGGAGAAGTCAGGGTGTGTTTGGGTAGCAATGTGGATAGGAATGGGCCCTTGCTTTGTAAATTCGATGTGAACAAAAACGGTATAGCCTACCCGCAACGGTTCACGAAAGAGAAAAGTGGATATGCGGGCAATGTCATTTTAATCAAGGTGGGGCCGTATACGGAGGTTCCCTATTTCACATTCCTTGTAGACGCCGAGAACCTATTGACGGCGATGTCAGATACGGTATTTCACATTGACCCCAGCAGGCCGGACGTATCCACTCTATTTGCCTCAGAGAAGGAAATGGTGCCGGACCAGAAAAGTCTGGAGATTCCATTCAAGACGGTGGTTCACAGGGTTGAGATGGACAAGGTTTATTTTGATAATGAACTTCGGGTGAATCCGGCTTTTGGTCATCCGGACTGGGAAGGGGATAGCTTGTCTTTGGACTCACAATTAAGAAATTCGGCAAACAAATCCGCCTATAATATCCTCAAACTGACGCATTGGCCCGATCATTTGAAGGGAGATGTTGCTGCAATGGCAAAGATAGCGGCTGAGTTTGTTATCAGATATGGGCAAAACAAAAAGCATTCGACGAAAATTCGCCCGATAGACATAGTTGGGGATTGGAAGTCTAAAAGAAATGACATTGAGATAGGATTGGATGTTATTAAGGGCATTCATATAGATGGCAACGATTTGTCCGACGACCCGATTGAAGTGGCATACCAGCAGGCGGTTATATACACTGCCTGTAAGACTGCTGACGAAAAGATACAGGTTGGCCTCACCATGAAAGCGGACCGGAACTTCGTTTATTTTTCATCACAGAATATGCGTACTGTTATGAAGGGTAGGTATGCCGACTATTTTGTGATTAAGTTTACCAGCTATGAAGAGCTACATAATCTGTACTCCATTTTCGGGTTTTGCTCCACCTATTTTTACAAGATTCCAATTTACGTGGAAATTGACTTCGACTTTGACTGGCGGGAGTACCCTGCACTTGTGTATATTCTGATTCATTGGCGGGTTAAGAAAGTGATACTAAACTCATACGATAGGTATTTCAGAGAGAACGGTTTAAATAGCGTGTTTCTTGCTTTTTCCACATGGCAGAGGGAGTCAAGGGAGATGTTAATGGTTCGGATTCACGTCTTCGAGAATACGGTTCACTTCATCGGGAAATACACCACAGACGGGGCCCGGCACCACTTCCTTTGCCGTGGATTAAACACAAAAGGTCAGCAAATTAAGTATCTTGGCACACCTCTTGAGATGCCATTAAGTTGTCCGGGCAAGTATTTAAAGGTGTACGATGGGTCTCATTCCGGGTTAAAACTGGCGGGCAAATCGACCAAGAATGGGAAGCGGAACGATAAGAGAGGGCGTCCACCAAAGGAAAAGCCCTCAAATTCATATAGACCAATGTAAGTGGCAAAGTGGTACGACAAAATCCTTCTTCTTGAAGGGCAGGAACTTAGAGGGAATCGAATATTTGAAAAGATAGCGGGGTGGGAAACATACACCCCTAAAATACCAGAGGACATTCGGGAGGTTGAAAATTGGGATAAGCCAATTAAGAAACAGAAGTTCACCCGAACGGTTCACCCTGTTTATATGGACCCAAGGAATTGGGAGTATGCCAAAGAGGACAGGAAGCGGGAGTTCCCGATATGGACAAAACAGCAACGCGCATATACACAGGCTGAAAAGGATAAGATATTCATCACCGGAGTTTGGGTATTAATAAAAGGGTATCTGTTTTGGATACACGGATTCCATTATTTTGCTCTGAACTACTGGCATATTGAGGCTGAGACGGAGGATGGGTACAAAGAATTTCGTCACAGGGACGCCCAGAGATGGCTTGTGTGGAAAGATATTGAGGAAAGCGATGATGAGTTCGGTATGGTTTATCCGAAGCACAGACGGGACGGAGCCTCTATTGATGGATGGATAATGATGTACCTGTATGCTCAGATGAAACCTGGGGCCAAATGCGGTCACACCAATAAAAACGAAGACGACGCAGAGGACGCCTTTAAGACAATGGGGATAGACCCGATGCTGAAGGTTCCAAGATGGCTTCAGCCGCAGCACAACGCCAAGCCAAGCTCGACAGAAGTGGTATTCACCTCTTACACAACGGGCACCCGAAACAAGCACCAGATTACCGAATCTGCCACTACATCACTTAATAGCCGGATGTATTACCGGGCAACTAAGGTAGATCCATGGGAGGGGAAAAAGATGGCCTTCATTTTTGCGGATGAAACCGGAATTTTGGGCAGCTTAAACCTGAGCGCCTTTGTTTCAAAACAAGTGGAATGTTTGGCTCAGGGGTCTGGAACAATTAAAGTAGGGAATATTTATATGCCCTCCACGTCCGGGATGGACGAGAAAGCATCGGAGCAGTTCAGGGAGCTTCTAAAGATGTGTATGCCAGAGACATGGGATTCGGTTCAGCGAAGAACTCCACTTGGCCTCCGAACCTATTTCGACCGGGCATCACATGGACTTGAGGGATATATTGATGAGTATGGATTCAGTATAGAGTACGACCCGACCCCAGATCAACTAGTCTTCCTGAAAAAGAAGTATCCCAACCGACAGAGGTGGATAGGCGCACGTCAACACCTGATAGAACAGCTTCAATCCTTTGCCAAACATGGATTTTGGGATAAGTATTATGAAACCAAGGCCAAGTTCCCATTAACAATAGACGACCCGTTTACGAAGGTGAGTGATGCCCAGCAGTTTAACACACAGAAGCTGATGGATTTACAGTTTTATATTCGGGCAAACAACTTCCTTCATAAGAACCTTGTTCAGAGGGGAGACCTGTTTTGGGTAGATGGACACACACGAAGGGTAGTGGGATGGGCTAAGAATCCAAGGGGTAAGTTTGAGATTAGTAGGTTCTTTGGCACCCCCGATCAACACAACCGGGTTCGGTTTGAGGGAGAAAAAGCATACCCCATGAACGCTGAGATGGGGTGCATAAGCCTTGACCCCTATCAGAAAGGGGTGACGGTGGTTAAAAAGACCGGATCGAAAGGGGCAGCCCATGGCATATTGTTTTTTGATGTGGGGACACAGGAATCGCAGTATTTACCCGGAGGTGCTATAAACGAGGACTATTACCCAACCCCGGCTTTATTTCTGAAATACAAGGCCCGCCCTACCAGTATGGATGAGTTTTATGAGGATATACTAATGGCTTGCCACTTTTTTTCTATGCGGCTTGCGTTCGAGGCAAACGTCTACGCCATCCATGAATACTTCATAAAGCGTGGGTATGAGAAGTTTGTCTATAAAACATACGAATTTAAGGACGGAGTTGTAGACAAGATAACAGACAGCGATTACGCCACTTATGGGTATCGGGTTCCGTCTCAGGAAGACAAGTTATTTGCCGATATTCAGGTGGTATCAAGATTTATAGAAGGCACCGATATTGTGTATCAGGGGTGGGACTACGACATAACAAAAGATATGAGACGTATTCCATTTGAGGAAACATTGGAGGACTTGCTAAAGTTCGAGAACGACCAGAAGGTACGGACACAGTGCGACTTAACTATGAGCCTGATACCAGGGTTCAAGATAAACGCCCTTCGTATGAAGAAGGCATACTACAAAACGGCCTCAAGAAAAATTGAATCGGAGGCTTCTTTTGCGAAGCAGTTATCGGATATGCGGGACAGTTTAGTTTAAAAAAGCCCGATTCTTTCGATACGGGCTTTCAGGAAGTTATACCAATGCGGCATTGAGGGCAGCACTCCAAGCGGTTACCAGCGTACCGGTAGCGGTGGATGATAGGTAAGCCTGCGGCACGAGTGAATTACCATTCTGAGCCATTGTGATTTGAGTAACGGCACCCGTCACTCCACCAGTGGGCACAGAGTAGGCAATCACCTCAACAATATCGGCAGGATTGAGGTTTTTTGTTACGGCAGTGTAGGGGCCAACAAAACCGGTGGGCCGAATTTCACCGATAATGTTTGTCATGGCAGCTTGAATCATATTTTTGAGATTTTAGATAGCAAATGTAATAGATAGGAAATTTAAAATTCCAACCTAATTTTGCAAAATGGCTGCTCCTGTTTTAGCAAGTTTAGTTGGTCAGGTTCAAACGATTCTGCGAACCAACCAGAGGGCGTATATATCCCCTACTGAAATGGGGTTTTATATTGATGGAGCCCAGCAATACCTTCAGAATTTTTTATTGGGATTGGTGGAGTTATACCAGCCCGGCAGACCACTTCCGGCGGTAGCAAGTCAGATAACATCCGACGTAAACGAATTACTGGAACCCCAGAGGGTGCGGTTTGACCCCACATCATTGGGAGGTGGTAAGTTCCAGATATTTGCCAATACCCCTCCGGCAAGCAAGGCATGGGTAAAAATAGAGGCGTATATTGCCGATGAGTACAAGGTGACGGTTCCCACAATAGGTCGGGAAGAAAGCTACACAAGAAGTCGTGTGAGAGCCCCGTCTATCACAAAGCCAATTGGTCAATACGAGGGTAATTTTGTGTTTAAGGTAACCCCGGCACCTACATTATTGACGGTTCAGTACATTGCAAAAATAGCCCCTACGGATGTTGCATTTACCAATAATTACACGATTGACGAGAACAACAGTACGGAGATAAACTGGAGCCCACGGGCGATTCCCTACCTTCTTTATTTTGTAATGAAGAACTTTGGGATTAGCACATTAACCCCTCCATTGGTTCAGTATGCACAACAAAACCTTCAAATGGCAATTTAAGACATGGCGGTAACGGTTTATACAGAATCAAAACTAGCGGAGGAAATCTGGTTATCCATAACTGGAGGGGCCACAGAGTCCGAACCCACCCTATCGGAGATACAGTTGGCGGTGGACCGTGCGGCCGGGTATGTGGTGCGCAACGACTTCTACGAAAAGTATAAACTTGATAATCAGCACAAAGTTAGCGGTCGTTACATTGTCCGCTACCGAAACCAAAGCATATCTAATTATGATGCGGTGAGTAAAAAGCTGGTACTTCCAACGGGAATACTTGACTTTCCCAGAGATAAGGGGTTGGATATGGTGACATGGGGAGTTCCGGAACAACGCATAATGCTGTGTGACACATCGGCAATGGTGGGACCGTCCCGTCTCCGGCAGTTTGGTTCTCCTTATTATGCGGTGTGGAACTCAGATGGGTTGTATGTGTACGACCGGTGTGACACACGGCTGCCCCGAATATCAGCAATTAATCTGTATGTTGCACTGGCTAATGAGACTACATTGTCCGATGCCATGAATTTTCTGATTTTTCAGGAAGTGGTAAAACAATACCAGCCCGTTCCAAGAATACCAGACCAAATAAACGATCAGAATAACACCAGATGAACAGCACCCAGACGGTAGAGTCTCTTATTCAGGAAATCCGGGAAGACCTTGATCTGGACGAAAAAGGTCTTATTAAGATTTCCAACTATATGCTTCGGTTTATTGTGAGCCTGAGTGCGGGGGTTGCCCCGAATATCAAATGGAGCTATGAGTCAACCATCCCAAGTTCAAAGGTGGTTAATCTGCCCGACGACTACATTGAATACATCACCATTGGGTATATTGTTAATGGCATATTGATCGAGATGTCAAGCAATGGCGCACTTATACCGTCAGGCGTGCCCGCAGGCGTTCAGGTGCAGGAGCAGGCGGCCTTATACCCATCATTGATCCAAACGGACCTTACGGGCTATTTAAGCAGTGATATGAAGGGGTTGAGACCAGCGGGCGTATATGGGTCTTTTAATGTGAATAAATCCGATAGAGTGGTGGAGCTTGACCCGATGCAGTACATTCCCAATTTATACATTCTCTATAAGAGCGACTGTATAGAGGTGAGTGAGAAGACGTTGGTTCACCCATTTGCTCAGGATGCGGCGATATTGTATTCCAAGTTCAATTATCTCAGGGACAGGTACAATGACAACCGGCACCTGAAATACGAGAAAGATTTGAACAAAGCGATGCGGGAACTACCCAGCAGGTTGAATCCGGTATCGCTAAAAGATTGTATAGATGCATTGGACATGGTACGTGGGTTTATGTTCGGTTTTGGCTGTGTTATGATTCAAAACATCCTGTTTTAATGAAAGTATTTCTTATATTCGCATTGTTGTCTGCTAGCAACATTAAGAATTTGGTTTCATACCAAACTGGCCTTGGCTTTGGGTGTCTAGCAGCATTTGAGGCCAAGGTCTTTCATTTTATGGAGAATCAAGGAGTAGAAATTTGGAAGGATGTGGCCGGTTTTGAGGGGGTATTTCAGGTGAGCAGTAATGGAAGAATAAAAAGCATGGAGCGAAAAGTATCTCGGTTCAGATGCGGATATATGGGTGAAAGAACAGTACGAGAGCGGTTTCTTATTCTTTTTACCAGCCCTAAAGGTTATTTACTAGTAGGGCTTAATATTCTTGGGAAATTAAAATCCAGCACAGTGCATCGTCTCGTTGCTACCGCATTTATTCCTAATCCCGAAAACAAACCGCAGGTTAATCACAAAAACGGTATCAAGAATGACAATCGGGTAGAAAATTTAGAGTGGTGCACTAATCAGGAAAACGTACAACACGCTTTTGATACTGGATTAGCAAGGCGCATAACCGGATCGGAAAACAAAAGATCTATCCCGGTTAGCCAATTTACGCTTGGCGGAAAATGGGTTAAGGATTGGGCCGGTGCTTCTGAAATTCAACGTGAGATGGGAGTGTCTCAATCCAATATTTCATCTTGTATGTTGGGTAAAAGGAAATCTGCATATGGGTTTACATGGAAAAAAACTAACATCACATCTTAATCTATGGCAGGATTCGATTTCAATACCGTCCCCAGTGGCACTCCAAACAGGGGATACGACTTTGTTTTTGACGACGGAGGTACGATGAAGTTAGCCGAACGCTTAGGCGCCAGAGGTCAGCAAAACCGTATATCACAACAGAACATGAAGCTCAAGGAAGCAGGACTACGCCAACGGGCCGACCTGGCCGACCTTGGTGCTTTCGGAAAGGCAGGTGGATTGGATGCAGGGGATTACCACGATTTAATTGATCCTCAATACAACGACTATATGGACCAGCAGCGGCAACTTTACAAGCAAGGGCAATTCAATCGGGCCGATTTCACGGCGGGATTAATCCCCCTCCAGAACGAGTACAAGCGATTGAAAAACCTGTCTGAGCTCAAAAAAACACGGGCAACCGGGTTAAACACTGACGGCTACCTGGACCCCGGAACCTACGGACTGGGATTTGACGAGCAGGTAAAAAAGAGCTACAAGTTTGGTCAGCCTATTGATACCGAATCCATCCATCAGGCGGTGATGCAAAATGGGGATGTGGTGTATGGAAGTAAGATAGCAGACGATGTAATCAAAGGAATACAAGCGGTTGACAGGGAGATTTCGGTTCCATATATAGATCCGGTAACGGGACAACCGGGACAAACGACAAAAACCACTAAGGTTCCGACAATAGCCACGTTGGACCCATCGGGAAAGCGAATAACTGGGTATGACACAGAGTCATTGGTACAGAACTATATGGCTCACCCAAAGGGACAGGCGAGAGCTCAAAAATTATTGGCATCGGCTCAGGCTGACCCAAATTCAACTTATTCCAAACACCAAAAGGATTTTGACAATTATCTGGCCACCGGGAAAATCAATCAGGCAGAGTATGAAAGGTTGTCCCGAAAGAATCAGTACAATGCTATTGCTAAAGACTTTGGCGATCTTGATTCCAAGTTTGGCTTTACATTCAAGTCCGGGGTTAATCTGGAGTCCCAAACTCAGGAAGACAAGGATAGGATTAATTCGATGGGGCTGAGGCCGGGAGAAACAATACTCCGAAGTGAAGCACCACGGGGAGCCAAATACGGCGGTCAGAAATACACACTACCAACCGAAAACTACACACTAACCAATAAGGAATTATCTGAGTTTGGCCCGGTGGATACCAAGTTTGCATGGAAGGAAGGAACGGGAGGAAATTTAGTTCGCACAACAGGAAAGGATAACTTCAATGAGGGATTAGCAAATCAGGCAGTTGGCGTAACTGTTTTGCCTGTGCTTTCCGGGGTTTCACTTGTTACGCCTAATGGTCAGGTGGTGAACAAAGTAGGGTCTATTATTGACTTTGAAGGGATAAAGAAGGCTACGGATGCACAGGGCCGCATTCACTATCAGGGGAAAGACGGACAAATGTATGCAGTTCCGAAAGATGCTTTTATGAACTCTTCGGCCATTCAATTCCCCCTTCATGCTAAGGTACAGGTATCGGGTCGTGAGATAGACATTCCAACCGGACCTTCGCCTGAAATACCGCCAATAGGGTGGGAGAAGAAGGGTACGGACACGGAGGAGTACAAAAAAGGAAAAGACCTTTCAGACAAGTATTGGGCGTATCAGGATGCCATATCCAAGACCAATAAGAAGCAAAACAAGGGCACCTATTTTCTGCCATTGTCTAAGGACGAAAACCCATATTTGTTAAATAAGGCGTTGGAGAAAGGGCGTGTGGACGAGGCAACACTTAGGCAGAGATTAAAGCAGGAGGCTTTGAATAAATTGATAAAGCAAAAAGAAGGTAGTGGGTCCACTTTATTCCCCGATTCTAAATAATGGAAGGCACACCAGAATCAAGACGGGAGTTATTGGGGATGCTAAAGATTAGCAATGATCCGGAGGTATCGGGTCATTTTGCTAAGTTTACCCCTGAGTCATTTGATAAGTTATTTCAGGATGAGGGCAAGGTAAACCACTTGTTCGAGGGCTTAAAGACGAAAGGATTAGCTCAGGATAAGGAGAAGTTTATTAAGGACTATGGCCACGTTCCAGCCACCCCTAAGCCCACTACTGCCACCCCAACTCCAACCCAAACCCCAGTTGTCACCCAACCTGCAAAAGAGACCCCCGGCCTACCTTTTGAAAAAGACATACAACGAGGATTGGGGACTCGGATTAATGGATCGCAGGTACAGACAAATCCAACAGAAGACGCTATTAGCATACTAAAAGGCATAAGGGAAGAAGAGGATTATTTTGGACATACATTTCATGTAGAAAATGGAGGAAAGCCACCGGAAAAGCCGGGACTTATCCAAACCTTCAAAGACCAATGGGGCGGAGCGAAACCGATAGTTGACTTGGCTCGATCAGGAGTGAATGCGGTGAAAGGATTGTTTGGAGGAGAGCCGGAGCCCGTACAGAAGCTTGTCCAACCACTTCAATTTGAATCAGATGCACAGAAGGAGCAGTCGGCACTAAGCCCTGTATTTCAGGACCATGAGGCTGCAAAACTTCCGGCCATCTTCCAAACCAAAGAAGCACAGCGACGCACCGGCCTGACCCCCGAACAAAAGCAACAGGCGATTGAGGGGAGTAGTGGACATCAGAGGGCGGTGGATGCCGATTGGAACCGAATGAGTATTGGGGAGCAGACGATGGAAACGGCTGGAGACTTTGCGTCCGGCGTTAATCGTGCTGTTTTGAAAACACCCTCTGGTATTTTAAAGACCGTAGCACAGCTTGGAACCGGAATAGAAAATATTGTAAACGTAGAAGACAATAAAGTAACAGACGATTTACTATACCAAGCCGCAGATGCTTACGATAAGTGGCTGGACGAAAGCGACTTTGCTAATACATACATAGCAGATTCCAAACGAAACTCCCTATCTAACGATGTTGGGTCTGGAGTTGGACAAATTCTATCAATGGTGGGTGGTGGTGCTGGGGCAAAAACCCTTGGTGGAATAATTAAGGCCCGGATAGGACTAAAAGCGGGCGAGAAATTGGCAAGCAAGCCCACTGTAATGAAATCCATTCTGAATAAAGTAGTTACGCCTGAAATGGGAATAGCTTTTACTCAGATATTCAGTTCTGAATATGACAACATGATTCAGAGGGGCGAATCGGATAAAAACGCTTTCAAGCAGGCGTTGGCCGTAGCCGGATTTACGGCACCGACAGAAACTATACCCTTGTGGCGTTTAGCCGAAAGGATTGAGAAAATCCTTGGTCCTAAGTTTGTAAAGCGGATGTTTAATGCCGTATCAAACGGAGCCGAAGAAGATGCGCAGGAACGGTTACAGCAAACATTTTCCAATGTTTCCAACAATCAGATGGTGGAACTGGAAAAGAACCTGAAAGAAGAATACGAAGGGGTTGGTCGGGCTGGAAAAGCAGGAGGAATTGTAGGATTTCTGGCAGGGTTGTTAGCCCCTGTTAGTGGGAGGCGTAGGGTTCAAGCCCCACCCACCCAACTAGGAGGTCAACCCACTATTCCGGCACCTACACCACGAAAATCTGTTTTACCAGATGGCAGCGTAACCTATTCTGTTGGTTCCGAGGCTGAAATACCAGACCAATTTAGGGATAGGGCAAAACAGAACTCAAAAGGGACTATGCAGGTCGGCAGGAATGGTCCTGTTCAACAAACGGCTACATTCTCATTTACTTTAACGCCGGAAGAGTCAGCAGAATACGAAACACAAGACGTTCAGTTCGAGGACGTATCGGACCCTACGGGAGATGGAGTTGTTGCCCCCGTCGTGGAGGAAGTAACCGTAGACGATCAGGAGTGGCAATCCTTTCAAAACGACGGGACAATAGACCCTATGCGCTTACAGGGGATTGTCGAGGATGTAAAAGCTGGAATACCATTTGAACAAATGGAGCCACGTTATCAGGCAATAGTCCAAGCGGCAATGCCTCAGGTAAATGAGATATTAAAAAATGAAACAAACACTACATCCACCCCTACCACAATCCCATCGGATGTTACATAAGAAATTGATCCGTCGGCTTTAAAATTCATGCCGCCAGAAGCAAACCCACCATGTCCATCAGACTGCACATAACCG